TTTTTTATGGCATTGTGACTCTAGTATTCTCAGTACGAATTAGAGTCTTATCGATATATTGTGAAGACTTATCATAATACATAATTTTTCTCATATCATTTAAGTATTGCTGTAGGAATCCTTTCTTGAGAATATAAATTGTTCTTTTAGTTTCATTTTTTCTTACTTCGTATTCATAATTACTAATTCCTGTAACTGGTGCTGGAGTGATATTTTGAGTTGGAATATCTGGATCTATAATTGTGAAATTATAATCAACAACTTTACCTGCAGGAAGAATTAAACGACCTTGTGAGTCCTTAACTTCTTTAGTTTCATAATGATGTAATGCATTTAATTGAGTTCCATAAATTTCTTCTGCATAGTTGTAAACATCTTTATTGGACAAAGGCCACTCATTTCTAATATTGATAATTCCTGCAGTTAGAATTACAACCCAATCCAAGTCTGATCTACCATAAAGTTCTTCTGCCACAGTATCGGGACGAGCACCATCTCGAATTTGGTACTTATTAAAAAGAGTAAAAACATTCTGAAGATCATCACGAAGTTTAACTCTGCGAAATAAATTCTTTGCACGAACATAAGCATCCGAAGATACTCTATCAACAAAAGGTGATTGATATTCTAGATCAGGAAGTTCCCTAAAGTATCCCATTAGTATCCAACTCCATCGGTTAAAGGAATCTTATCATAATCATCGAAGTAAATTGGATTCAATTCTTGAAAAGAAAGTGAAAGTGTCATATGAACTGGTGTCGCATCTTCATAAGTTGCATAAACATTAGATGCGGTATAATTAACTCCCATATTTACTAAAGCACATGGTTTAAATGAGTGAAGAAATGGGTGTTTTTTGTTTCCTGATTTATAAGTTAATTGAAATACTTCAGGAGAACTAATGAATAGTCCACCACCAGTACCACCTGAAGTTTTGGCCGACATTGACTGTTTGAAAGTTCTTATGATTTGTTTAACTACTGTCGCTTCTTTGTCAAATCTGGGTGCAAGATTGAATGTGAAATTAAAAGATCTTAATTGAACTCCTTGAAATAAAAGTTCCATATTTGAGTTGAGAACTTGACCACTAGTTCTTGCGAGAGCTCCTTCTAAAGTTACATTTCCTCCAAAAGCTCCAACGGCCTTTGCGGCCGCATAATTAGTAATCAAATTTTGTGCATTTCCACTTGTAGCAACATTTTGTATAGCACCTACAAATTTTTGAACTCCTCCCATTGGATCTCCCTTTACAGCTTCTGCCGCTCCAGCGGTTCCAGCAGCTTCTAAAGGATTGATCTCATCTTGCCCCCATTTAACCATATTAGTATCAGAAAGTCCCTGTGGCATAGGAAGAAGAATTTGATACTCTGGTTTTTTTATATTTTCACCTAGTGCTTCCGTGGAAGTTCTTTGAACTAAATTTGTAGCATTTAGATTCAAACCTGGATAAGCATATTTGACGACAAGAATCTCAAGATAATCATCCTTTTTGTCTATTCTTTTTTGTGGATATCTATAAGATCCTTTCATTTATCTTTTCTAACTATTTAGACTATGTTGGCGATATTTTTCTATATGGTACATCATGAAGATAATCAAATTCTTCACCTTTTTGAACTCTATGAAAAACTTGGTCAGTGACATTTTTCAAAAGATAATTTCTATAATCTGGCCAATGAACATTAAATCCTATGAAGTATGGGGGATCATATGATTGAACAAATATGAGGGGGTGTTCATCATAAAAAATTCTTGGAGTGGTTGCAGTATATTTGAAGGTGTATATATTTCCTACTTTTGGAATTGAATCAATATCATCAAAAACTTCTTGAATGACTTCCATAATTTCATCTTCAGTATCAACTCCTGGGGTAATTCTCTGCATCATTATTTCAACCCTGCTTAATTTTTTAGTCGGTGGAGCGGCACTTTGATAATTTCTATCAGATTTTATGAGAGAAATTAATTTTTCTTTTGTTAAACTACCATAATTACTTATAGATCCTTGTCCAGAATCTGTCTGATAATATATTGTATATTTTTTTGCAATCTCAACTAATTCATTTTTACTGTATTGTTCTAGTGATTTTTCGTATCCGGTAAGTGCCATTACTTAATACCTAATTCGTTTTCGGTAAGAACTTTAAACTCCCATTGACGATCTTTACAGAACTCTTCCGCAGCCTTCCATTTCGCCTGATTTTTTGCGTACTCCACAACTTCAAAAATATATCCTTTCGTCTTTCTCTTTTGTGGTATTGGTTCTACTGTTTGTTTCTTAGGTTTAATTTCGATGATACATTTTTTAATTTCACCACTACTTTCTCTTACTTTAATATAAAAGTCTGGATAATACCTATGAATCTTATTATCGACAGGAGATCTATATGCTAATGCAATCTCTTCACTTCCCCATTCAAGAATATTTTCATTAATATCACAATATTTCATGAATTTGCGTTCCCACAAAGATCTATAAATGATATTACTATAATCTCCTCGATATTTCTGAGGATTAATTGGTTGGTATTTTCCTTTATACGACATCTAAATATAGTATAAGATCTTAAGAGTATTTAGAGTGTCCACTGCCCGCCCTCGCAAGATAACGCAAATTAAATCACTTTTTGGTAATCTTGCACAAACCTCTCATTATCAAGTTTCTTTCGGAGCATTACCACGCCCTCTTCGAGATCATTTGAATGTTAGGGGTGTTGATTGGGCGTTTGTTGCCGAAAATGCTGGATTATTGTGTTCTTCTGCATCATTGCCAGGTAGTACTATAGGAACTGCAGACATTGTTGGTGATATTACTGGAGTCACTGAAAAAATGGCTCATAGTAGAGTATTTACTGACATAGATCTAACATTTTATGTTGATAGCGAATATAAGATGATTAAATTTTTGGAGCACTGGATAGAATTTATTACTAGTGGATCTAACGCAGATTTAACAAATGAAGGATATTTTTTCAGAATGAAGTATCCTGAAGATTATAAAACAGATACTGTTAAAATCTTAAAATTTGATAGGGATTATGAAAACGAAATCGAATATAATTTTTTTAAATTATTTCCAATTTCAATGTACTCTCCAACAATTGCATATAATGATTCTCAAACATTAACTGTAACAGCATCATTTAATTATGAAAGATATGTTTGTGGTTCTACTAGAAGTGTAGATATTTCTTACTTGAGAGGTAATAATTTAATCCCTCAAAATGTAACTGCAGCCACATCAGCATCTACATCGGTAAATAATTCCAATAATCTTGCAACTGGAAGACAAGAAATGATTTGGAGAAATCTTAATCAAGGTACTGGAAGACTAGACGATCCAAGACCTAGGGGAATTGGTGGACCTATCAACCCTAGCCCAGATGCAAAGGCAGTTTCTAATAATACTAGTCCAAATGATGCTGGATGGTTTAGAACGCTATAAATAGAAGCACCTGAATTCTATAGGTCATTATGCCATTACCAAAGATTGCGACTCCAATTTATGAGTTGGAAATTCCATCACTAAAGAAGAACATTAGATATCGCCCATTTTTAGTTAAAGAAGAAAAGATCCTCATTATTGCAATGGAAAGTGAGGATAGTAAACAAATTGCAAATGCAGTTAAAACAGTAATTTCAAACTGCATTTTAAGTAAAGGAATTAAAATTGATGATCTTGCCACATTTGATATTGAATATTTGTTCTTGAATATTCGCGGAAAATCTGTTGGTGAGGATGTTGACATATTAATTACATGCCCAGATGACAATACAACAAAAGTTCCTGTAAGTATTAATTTGGACGAAATTCAAGTACAAGAACAGGATGGGCATAATAGAGATATTAAATTGGATGATACTTTAACTATGAGAATGAAGTATCCATCGATGGCAGAATTCATTAAAAATAATTTTAATAGTGGAGAGGGAATTGGTGTCAATGAATCTTTTGATTTGATTTGTGCATGTATCGATCAAGTTTATTCTGAAGAAGAGTCGTGGATTGGAAGTGAATGTTCAAAAAAAGAACTCTCAGAATTTGTTGAGCAATTAAGTTCAAAACAATTCAAACAAATTGAGAAGTTCTTTGAAACAATGCCAAAACTTTCACATAATATTTCAATTAAAAATCCAAATACTGGTATTGAAAGTGAAGTTGTATTGGAGGGACTTCCTGCTTTTTTCGTGTAAGTATGGCGCATAATGATCTTGCGTCATACTTCCGGACTAATTTTTCCCTGATGCAACACCATAAATATTCATTAACAGAACTTGATAATATGATTCCTTGGGAGAAAGAAATCTATATTACACTTTTGCAACAATATATTGAACAAGAAAATCTTAAAAATCAGCAATCCTCCTAATGGCAGTTCTACCATCGCCACTTTCAAATTCGGTTCAAGGTATTAATGAAAGTACCGTATCGGGAAGTATTTTTGGTGGAAACAAACCAGATCCTGAAACAAAATCTAGACTTCAATCACTTTCATCTTCAATAGTAGCATTACAAAATCAAGTTAATGAATTAAATAAAAATAATATTACTAATGTTGGAGTTTTTGCAAATTTTCAACAATCTTTTGTTAATCAAATTGATAGTGTAAGACTTCAATTAAGTAAAGTTGATCAAACTTTAGAATCAGTTGCAACTATAATCACAAGTGAAAGTGCTATTGAGAGTCAAAAAAATCGTTATGAAGAAGAGAAAGAAAAAAGATTAGCAGAAGCAGGTGCAAGGGGTGGAAAAGAAAGTCTTTTAGAAACTAAAATTCAAAATGCCTTATCAGAACCAGTAAATCGTATTGGAAATAAGGTTTCATTTGGATTCCAGAATGTAATGTCATTTATAGAGACATTACTTGGAGGATGGTTAACTCTTCAAGGAATCAAGTTAATCAAGGCATATCAAGATGGTGATAAGAAGCAACTTGATGATATTAAAAATTCTGTAATTAAAACACTTGCAATTGCTGGTGGCATATTTGGTGTTATTAATTTTGGTATAGGTCGTATTATTACTACTATTATTGGTCTTGCAGCAAAAATTGGAAAATTTGTAGTTGGTGGATTAATTATTAAACCATTCCAGGCAGTTATGACTGGTATTGGTAATGCTGCTAATGGTATCTTTAGACCTAATAGAACTCCAACACCTCCTGCAGGACCAAAACCTACAGGACCAAAATCGGGAGGTGGTGGACTTTTATCAGGAATTGGTAAGATTATTACTGGAATTAGTGGAGCATTTAATTTCTTAAATGGTGAAAATGTTGATGCTGCACTGGCGGCTTTGACTTTTGTTCCTGGCGGTGGAGTATTTAAACTTGCCAGAGTATCTGCAGGAACAGTATTTGCTTTTGATGAAATTGCAGAAGCATTGGGCAAAAATTTTACTGGTGCAGATCCTAAATTATTAAAGCAAAAACAAAAAGAATTAGAAGAAGCAAAGAAAAAAAATCAAAACAAAATTACATCATCTTCAATTAAAAAATCTGAATCACCAAAACCAGAAGCTGCTAAACCTGCCCCAACAACCTCTATGATTCCTCCTGCAAGTAATTTGCAGATTAAAGCATCAGAAACACCTAAAGGCGATAAACCTTCACCAATACCAACACCAGCAACTTCTGCGCCAGCACTAAGTTCTACATCAGCATCAGAAACAACTTCTACATCAACACCAACACCATCATCAGAAGGAACTACACCAACCCCAGCAACTACATCAACACCAACCCCAGCAACTACATCAGCACCAGTACCACAATCAGCACCAGTACCACAATCAGCACCAGTACCACAATCAGCAGGAACTGTAAAACCAGAACCTGCAAAAGTTTCTGCCGAATCATCTAAAGAACAACCAAAAGTTTCTACAAAAGCAAAACCAGCAGAAACTTCTTCAAAACCTTCTATACCAGAGATAACTCCAGCACAAACAACAAAGATGCAAACTGTACCATTTAATATTGGGCCAGAACCTGAACCAAAACCAAATATAATTTATGCCCCTTCTGGTTCTTCTAATCCACCGCCACAACAACCATTGAAAAGTGGGCCTGCAAGTGACGTTCCTGCCATTCCTTCTTCTAATCCTGATAATTTTTATACATTATATTCACAAATTAATTATAATGTGGTGATGTAATATGGCAATTACATCCTCAATTAATTTAGATAAAGTGTCAAGTGGAATAAAATCCCTTAATACTGGAATGGGGCAGTTAAAAAAATCTGTAGATAATATAAAAACCGTTTCTCTGAATAAAACAAGAATAAAAAGAGAATCGATTGCTAGAAATAAAATGCTTAGTACGATGAGAGAAGAGGCAGTTAAAAGAAAAGACCAAGAAAGTATAATTGAAGCTTCTGGTATTAGTGGAGCATTTAAAAGAACTGGAAAAGTTATTTCTGATAGTACAAAAGGATTTCTTGGCAGATTATTAGATTTTGCATCTAGTCTTTTACTTGGTTGGTTGCTTTATAATTTGCCAACAATTATGACGGCAATTGAAAATTTGATTACTAGAATTAGATCACTATATGGAATATTAACTGAGTTTATGGGAAATATTAGAAATACATTTATAAATTTTGGGCAACTTCTTTCTGCCGTATATCTGGATATTACTCAATTTGATTTCACTGATCAATCAAAAAGAGTTCAAAATGCAATGAATGATTTGAGTGCAAATATGGATTCTATGCATGATGAATTTATGAGGGGATTTGAGTTACTTACAACTCCTCTTGGTCAAGGTCCTGAAGAAAAAGAAGTTCCACCATTAAATACTGATTATACTCAAGATACTACCACTACTACTGGTGAAAGTGGGGGAGGAACAGCACCACCGGCTCCAAAAGGTGCAGATCCTGGTTGGGCAAAAGTTTATGAGGCTGCAAGGAAAGAGGGAGATCGATTTCCAGAAGTTACTGCAACTCAATGGGCAATAGAAAGTGGATGGGGAAAAAGTCCGAGTGGAAAAAATAATTTTTTTGGACAAAAAGCGTCAGCAAATGAACCTGGCACTTGGCTTTGGACAACTGAGAATATTAATGGTAAAAATGTGAGAGTAAAAGCAAAATTTAGGGATTATGAAACTCCTGAAGAGGGAGTAAGAGCTAAAGTTAAGAGATGGGATTATAAGTATGGAAATGCTAAAACTCCAGAAGAAGCAGCACAAAATATGAGTTTACCAACAGGAGCAAAAATTCCTGGAACAAATATGACTAGTCATGGAGTATATGCAACATCTCCTACTTATTCTACAGATATAATTAATATTATTAAAAGGCAAGGTATAGATCCCAAAAAACCAAGAACTGGTCCAGCACCTGCAATTACTAATAAAGCACCAGCACCTTCAAAACCACAATCAGGTAAAGGAAATGGATATTTAACTTCATCGGATTTGATCAAAATAAAATCATTATCATATCCTGCCGATTATCAAGATTGGTACGGAAATAATGCGATGTTAAATCCAACTGCAGGAAAGGCATTTTTAGCAGCACAACAAGCATATGGAAAAGATATTCCAATTAATAGCGCATATAGAAGTTATAAACATCAAGAAAATGTAAAAGGTTCCGTTAAAGCAACTCCTGGTTATTCTAGACATGGTGTAGGATTGGCACTTGATCTCGAACCAAATACTCCTGCATATAATTGGATGGTGAAAAATGGACCAAAATATGGTTGGTATTATGCTAAAATATCTGGAGATCCATTTCATTTTGAATATAGGGGTGGTGGAGTAAAACCATTGCAAGCACAAGTCTCATCAACAACTTCACCAGGTCAAAATGTTCCTTCAGTAGCACAAAATAAAAAGGGACAACAAATTGTAATTGCAGATAATCCTTCACCACCACCTGCACCTCAACAAGTTTCTGCAGGTGGCGGATCACAACCACAAATGATTCCCACTGAAAGTTCGTTAAATAGTCTTATTAAGAATCAAATACTTCTAGAGCTAGCGTATACCTAATGGCAGCAATTAATAAGTCAGTTTATGAAGAATTGACTATAGAATCGAACGATCAAAAAAGAACTGCTGATATTAGACAGGGTGCGGTATCTATTGATTATTATGAAGATATTTTTTCACCAACAATTACTGCAAAAATTAGAATAGTTAATACTGGAGATGCTATTCAGGCGCCAGATAAGGAAGGAAATCCTGATGGAGAAAAGCAATCAATTTATAATGGTCTTCCTCTTCGTGGTGGTGAAAGAGTTTCATTAAAAATTACAGGAAATTCTAATAAGAATCCTGGATTAGATTTTGCAACAAATGAAAAGGATTACTTATATGTTTCAAGTATTACTGATATTGTAACAGAATCTCAAAGGGAAACATTTCTTTTGAATTTAACTTCCAGAGAAGCAATTACTAACGAAACTTCAAGAGTTGGAAAAAAATATAAAACAAGTTCAACAATTGATGCTTCGGTAACAGATATTCTTAAAAATTATCTAAAGACTGAAAAGATTGGTAAAATTGATAAGACTCAGAACAAATATGGATTCATTGGTAATTTAAGAAAACCATTTACAATTTTGGTATGGTTAGCATCTAAAGGTGTTCCTGCAGAAATTTCTGGAGATGCTACAGCAGGATTTGTATTTTATCAAACAAAGGAAGGATTTCAGTTCAGATCTATTGATAGTTTAATCTCACAAAAACCAGATAAGGTTCCAACATACACCTATACTCAGGTTAATCAATCTGGAATTGAAAGAGATAATGATTTTAATATTCTTAATTATAAAACAGAAAGAAATCAGAATTTACTTGAAAAATTAAGACTTGGTTCTTATGCAAGTTATCGTATGTTTTATAATCCACTAACATTTGAATTCACCGATCCTCAAAAAGGATTATTTACGACTGATGATTATGTAAGTGGTGTAAAAAATCTTGGACAGAAACTTGAATTGCCAAAAATTTCAAATAGTTCAAATATTGATCTCGGACACATACCAACCAGATATTTAACTCAAGTATTAGACATTGGAACAATGGAAAAGGATGTATCCACTGATGTAAACTCCGATCCATTTAAATATCAATCTCAGGCGATCATGAGATACAATATGCTTTTTACTCAAACTTTAAGTATAGTTGTACCATCAAATACCAATTTAAAGGCGGGTGATATTATTGAATGCAAATTTCCAAAAATCTCAAAAGGAAATAGTGAAGAATATGATAAGGAACAAAGTGGTCTATATATGATAAAAGAACTATGTCATCATTTTGATACTGATGCATCGTATACTTCAATGAAGTTAATTAGAGATACCTTTGGAGCACATGGGACAAACGATAAATGATACAAGAATCCTTACTAAAGACTAATTTTCTAGGAAGAGACGGATTTCGTTGGTGGATTGGGCAGATTCCACCAGAGAGTGCTCATGGTGGGCAAATTAATGGAGCAGGGTGGGGAAATAGATTTAAGGTTCGTATTATGGGATATCATCCTTATGATCTTACCGAACTTCCAGATGAAGATTTACCTTGGGCACAATGTTTACTTCCAACAACTTCTGGGACAGGTGCTGGAAATAATGCAACTAGTGTAAAAATCTCTCCTGGTGATGTTGTTTTTGGATTTTTCTTAGATACCGATAATGCACAGACTCCCGTAATTATGGGATGTTTTGGAAGAACTTCACAAGTTCTTACTTCCAATACTCCAGGGCCATTTCAACCATTCACCGGATATACTGATAAAGTTAAAAAACCAAACGGAACACTTAAACCTGATCAGTCAAGTGAGCAAAATGCTGGATCTCAGAAATCTCCAAGAAATGTATCCCCATCTCAGGCACAAAATATTGCCGATGATGAAATCTCATATTATAGTGCAATCGGTGATAAGATTCAACTTGCAAATACTGTCAACAATACTATGGTTAACAAGATCTCTACGGAGGTCAATAATTTACTGAATAAAATAAAAGCACCTGCAATCTTTTCTAATATTAAAAATGAAATCAATCGTGTAACTGAAAAGATTCAGGCAATTACCAATGGACTAGTTGGTAATATGGTAAATGGTTTATTCAAACAACTAACAAAACTGTTGAAAAAAGGTTTGGATTTACTTTATAAGCAAATTTTTGCTACTGTTTTATCGGCAACAGCAAATCCTGCGGCCGCTCATCTTGCTGGCGTGGCGGCACAAACTACAATGGTTGCGCCAGTTAATATATTACAAAAGGCAATTCCTTGTGTTTCTGGTGCAATTATTAGTGGATTGGGAAGTGCTGTTAAAAAAATTCTCATGTCTGCAGTAGATAATGTCGATAATTTTGTAACTTGTGCGGCTAATCAATTTACGGGAGCATTAATTAATGATGTTATTGGAAAAATAACCAGTGGACTGCAATCTGCAATTGGTGGAGTTCAAACACTTCTAAAATTCTTCTCCTCATTTAGTGTGGATGGATTTTTAAGAGGAGGTATTGATGCTATTAAGGGTCTTGTTGGGATGTTTGATTGTAATCAGAGTAAAGGTAAGGCAAAAGGTATTGTTGAACAGTGGATAATTGGGCAAGGACCATCGAATGTACCAGCACCAGATTTTAAAAAGATTATAGAAACTGCAAATATTGCTAAAGGTATTGGTCAAATAGCAAATATTGAGACTGTTACTCCAAGTGATCAAATAATTCAAGATAATTTCTTATCCAGCATTATTATTCCATCTGCAATTGAATCTATTACAAATACGATCACATTACCCAGTCTTTCTGGAATAACGACTGGTGGATTCATTACTTCTGGAAATGAAATAATGCAAGTTGATACTTTTAATACCAATACAAATCAAGTAACAGTAACGAGAGCATATTCTGGAATTGCTACAAATTATGTTGCTGGGTCATCATTTAATGTTATTAACAATATACCGAAAGAATCATTAACAAAACAAGTTTTACCTTCCACATTTGAACAGACATTCGGAGTCTTTGACATTTTTAGTTCTGTAACAAAAAATTCAAAAACTACTGGAGGATGTTATACTGGACCACCTACTTCATGTGGTGCTCCTACGGTTACTATTTTTGGTGGAGGAGGATCTGGTGCAACTGCAATTCCATTACTGGGAGCAATTGTTGGTTCAACTGGAAGTGTTATAGGTGCAAAATTAATTAATGGTGGTTCTGGATATGATTTCCCACCATTTGTAGAAATCGTTGATAATTGTAATCAAGGATATGGTGCTGTAGCAAGAGCAACAATTAATGATGTTGGTGAAGTTGATTCAATTTATATTGTTTCTGAAGGTGAAAACTATCCAATTGGAGATGTATATGAAAACACTTCTGTAATTGATACTCTAACGGAATCTCAAAAAGGATCATTTGTTGCTAGGAATTATATCGTTAAGAATGTTCTAATTCAATGTCCTGGTGAAAAATATAGTCAAACTGATACTGCAACTGATCAATTTGGCAATGAATATTCAATTGAAGTCTTTGAAGGTTTTATTAATAAAATTGAACCAATAAATATCAGTGGGAATAATGCTAATACTAATACTATTATAGTTAGTGATCTTCCTATAATTACTATTAAATCTGATACTGGTTCTGGTGCTCTATTGAGACCTCTATTAGATATAGTACCTGCAGAATTCCAAGGTGAAGTAAAACAAGTAATCGATTGTGTGACATAAAATGGCAGAAAGACCTTTTGATAAACAAAAATGGCAGGGTAGAAGTATAACCAGTTTTGGTCCAAAATTTAGATTGGACATGAACAATCCTACAATGGGATCGAATGGTACAGATGTCTATAATTTTTATGCAGTTACCGATAATAATGATGTTTGTCTTGCTGGGTTGACTGAAGGAGGAACTTATCACATTTATAATGATCGTTCAATAGAAATTATCGCAGGACAAAAGAGTGAATCAAATGGCGTAGATATTATAATCACTGGTAGAAATGGTGATGTATGTATTACCGCAGAAAAGAATGGGAGAGTCAGAATTCGTGCTCAAAATATTATGATCGATGCAGATGAAGACGTAGATATTAAGGCAGGAAGAAATATTACATTAGATTCTGGTTCTGGTAGAGTTCTTATTAAGGCAAATAAAGCAGATTGTGATTCGTTGGATGGAAATCTGGCTCCATCAGGTTCTAGTTTTGGGGAACAAATCTTTGCCGGTTCTTTTGTTGGCGCTGATATCGTTAAAAAAGCCTTTAGTGGTGGTATAACTTCAATTATAGGACTGTAATATGGCAGATATTTTAGTTACAGGTCAGGAAGCATATTTTAATGAGGATGCTAAGTTCTTTAAGGATGTCTACATTTATGGAAATGTATACGCTTTAGGTGAAGGTGGAATTGGGGGAGGAGGAAATGGAAATTTTACTGGATCAGTAGTAATACCTGAAAATCTTTTTGTGGGAGGAACTTCTACATTTGTTGGGATTGCCAGTTTTACATCTGCCACCTTTACATCTAATGTTAATATTGAAAATTTGCAAGTTGGTATATTAACAGTAACTAAAAAATTTGATGTTGGGATTGGTGGTACAATATTAACTGCATCTGTTGATACTGGAAATATTGGAATTGGAATTTTTACTCCCAGACAAAAACTTGATGTTGTTGGAACAGCATTAATTAGTAATAAACTTGGAATTGGTACTAATTTGCCACGGCAGGATCTAGATGTTATTGGAACAGCACTTATTAGTAATAAGGTTGGAATTGGTAGCACTGTACCGGAACAATCACTTGATGTTATTGGCAATGTAAAATTTTCAAGTCAATTATATGATTCAACAAATAATCCGGGAGTAATAGGAGCATTTTTAACAAAAGATGCTCAAGGTATTAAATGGACTCCATTTGAACCTTCTTTTGTTGAAGGTATATTTGTTTATAATGAAGAAGTTTTGGTCGGAGTCAATTCCTTTAGAGGTCTTAATTTAAAAACTGGAAAAGGTGCTGGAATTACCACAGATCCAATTCAAGGATTTATAAATCCTACCAGTCCTTCAATTGCCGATATTTATGTTTATGATTTTTGGGATGTTATTGATGGGACTAAAAACATTTATAGAAATTCTTATGTTGGAATTGGAACTTCACTTCCTAAATTTAATCTAGATGTTTTAGGATCTGTAGGTATAAGTACACTTTTAATCGTTGGTGGTGCTACTTCTCTTGCTAGTACTTTAGATGTTACTGGAATTACGACTCTAAGGAACCAATTAATCGTTGGTGGTGCTACTTCTCTTGCTAGTACTTTAGATGTTACTGGAATTACTACTTTAAGGGATCAATTAATCGTTAAAGGTACTACAAATCTTGAAAAAACTTTAGATGTTATTGGAATTACTACTTTAAGGGATCAATTAATCGTTAAAGGTACTACAAATCTTGAAAAAACTTTAGATGTTATTGGAATTACGACTCTAAGGAACCAATTAATCGTTGGTGGTGCTACTTCTCTTGCTAGTACTTTAGATGTTATTGGAATTACGACTCTAAGGGATCAACTGATTGTTAAAGGTACTACAAATCTTGAAAAAACTTTAGATGTTACTGGAATTACTACTTTAAGAGATCAACTGATTGTTGATGGTGCCACATCTTTAAATTCAACTCTTCAAGTTGGAGTTGGTGGAACGGTAATTACAACAACTGGAATTGGTTCTGTTGGTATAGGGACCTACAATCCAGAATTCGACATTGATTTAGCAAAAAGTGTTAAATTTAGAAAAGCAATAATTGATAAAAATAACAAAGTAGGGTATGATGTAAATTTTTACCAAACTCCAAGGTCTGTATTAACTCAAGTTGGAGTTGGAACAACTGGCGAAATTATTGGTGGCAGATTCTTTGATGCTGCCAATATGATTCGCTTGAATCTTGATTTCATTGCAGCAGAAGCAATCGGATTCCTCACAAGTACAGATTATAAGAGTACTCCTACTACATTTATAGTTCCTGGTGTTGGTGGAGTTTCAACTTGTAGAAATGATATTAAGAAAATTTTAAAGGCAATCACTCTTGATATTACTAAGGGAGGAAACTCACAATCTGTTGGCGCCGGTTTATCTTATTATAATGGACCTTCATTGATTCATATTACGGGTAATGATGGAAGTGGAAATTATTCAATCAAAGATGCTACAATTGTTGCAATTACAACTGCGGCACAATTAGCAAGATATGTAATTAATAATGTCACTCTACCAAAATCATATCAAAGTGGTGTAAGTAGTATTCGTCAAATTCGTGATTTGACTCTTCAAAAAGATAATGGAAGCAATAATAGTCTAACTGGATGTGCAAATGTTGTATCTGCAATTACTGTTTGTGCTGGTATTGTAACTACTATTATTGGTGGAGGTCCATCGGCATCACCAAATATTACTTACCCTGATGGAAAAATAATATGGGCCCCAGCAGGTGCAGATTCTAAAAATTTAATTTGGGTTTCTAAGTATGGCAATGATGATAATGGTGGAAAGACTGAAGGTGATGCAAAACTCACAATTGGTGCCGCTTGTGAGATTGCTGAACCAGGTGATACTGTTATGATTCGATCTGGTGTATATTATGAAAATAATCCGATTGGATTAAGAACAGATGTATCTGTAAGTGGGCAAGATTTAAGACTTGTTACTGTTGTTCCCAAGAACTTAAGTAAAGATGTTTTCCATGTAAGGAGAGGATGTCTAATTGAAAATATGAATTTTGCATGTGATACTGGTGAATCTAATCCTGGTGGAGGAGCACTTGCATTTCCACCAATAACTGAAGATATTATCTCAGGAAAATCTTATGGTGCAGTGACTGGATACCTTGCTCCTGGACCTGCAACAGAAGGTTCAAGTGGAAGATGGAGATCCCCATATGTAAGAAACTGTACAAACTTTATGCCATTAAGTATTGGTATGAAGATTAATGGAGATCATGCAACTGCAACAGAGATTGGTGCAGACCTTAAGTGTATGGTTTGTGACTCATTTACACAATATAATGAGGCAGGTATTGGAGTTTCAATTACAAACAACGGATATGCACAGTTAGTTTCTATCTTTACAATTAACTGCGATAAAGCAATTTATGTTGATACTGGTGGGCAGTGTGATCTTACAAACTCTAACTCATCCTTTGGTAATTATGGTCTTTATGCAGTTGGTTTAGGTAGAACAGAATTTACTGCAAAAGTCAATACAACCACAACCGCAGAAGCAGATATAATTACCTTTAAAGATGTAACTGACGGAACTCGAATAAGAAGACCTTATGATGGTCAGGCATTATGGTTTAAGATTAATCTTTCAAATTATAATATTGGTCAGACTGGGATTATTACTGCACCATTAAGACAATTAAGTAGTATTATTGTGAATAGTGGCGGTTCTGGATATAGTTCTGCTTCTCCACCAGATATTGCAATTTATGATTACAATAATAATAGTGAAAATCCACTAGGACCAGAGGGAATTGCTGCACAACTTTCTCCAACAATTAATGATTCTGGATCAATTGTTGGTGTTGATGTTATTGGTAGTGGAAGAAATTATCTATCTTCTCAAGATATGAGAGTTAAAATTAATGGAATTCCAACAAATGATTTAGTTGCAGTAATGGAACCAATTTATTATACAGTTTCTGAAGCAACATTTCCAACTGTTTCTGGTATTACAACTGTTACTCTGAATGAATTTGTCCCATATATTTTATATGAGGATGATGACATTGAGATGAGGAGAATCAGTCGCATTTTAACAAGTGGGCATTCTTTTGAATATATTGGTACTGGTACAGACATAAATACTTCAACTCCTTTGAAGGGTGCTGTACCCATTAAAGAGAATGAAATTGTTGCTCTTAATGGCGCACAAATACCTTATACAAGTACCGATCAAAAAGGTAACTTTAATATTGGTGAAGGTATTCAAGTAGATCAAACAACCGCAACAATTACTGGAAGAGATTTCAATAAAGCAATTCAGGCACAAGTAACACCTCTAATTCTTGCATTGAGATAAGAAATGGCAGTCGCACCAGTTAATAAGTTTTTAACATTTTCCGTTCCAGTTGCTCCCGGAGAACAGGTAATTTATTCAACTCCTGTAGGCGTATCTGCAATTCTTTTGTATGCACAAGTTGCAAATGTTGGTGTAAATACTTATCCTTCAGTTACATTTACACATAGAAGAAAAACTAATAAAACTGGAAATATAAGAAATACTAGAATTGTTAAAGATATAGAAATTCCTCCAGAGGATGCATTAGTAATTATAGATGGTCGATATGTTTTGGAAAGAACAGCACTTATTTCGGATTCTATTGTAATAAGGGGATCTCAAGCGGGTATTGTCTCTGTTTATGATTGTAAATATAATAATTTAACAGGAATAACCACAGTCACAACCTATGGTAATCACAATTTTTCTTTAGGTGATGAAGTTACAATGTCGGGGTTGGCATTCACATGCAGTTCAAATAATATTGCAATCACTACTACAATATTTCCATCTCCACAAGCTTCTTTTACAATAACTAATGTAGGAACCTCAACAATATTTACAACCAATACCGGATCCATTGCTGGCATTGCCCATACATATGTTAGTGGGGGATTGGTGGGTCCATTACAAATGGAATTTAGTTGCAGTATTCTTGAAAATAGTAATGTATAAGAGATGACAAGGTATATAAGTGGAAAAAAGAAGGTAATTCCCTTTCTAGGACTTAGTACAACTCGTAATAGGTATCTTGCATTAGAGCAAGCAGAACCTAATCTTGGATATCCTGGAGAAAAGATAGTACCTGGATCATCAATATATTATTCTTTAGTAACAATTAATAATGGAACAGTATATGATAGGTATTGGATAGAACCTGGAATATATGTTCAAGACGAAAACAATCTTGTAGGCGTAGGTAATAGTTTTTCTAAATTAAAATTTGTTGGAGCTGCTGTTACTGTAACTGGTGAAGGAAGCACCGCAAAAATTACAGTTTTTGCTCCAGGAAATGATAATCAAGTTATTTTTAATAATTCTGGAGAATTTACTGGAGCTTCTCAATTATATTATGATGATGCAACAAATAGAGTTGGAATTGGAACTTCATTACCGACCGAAAGTTTACATATTCAAGGTTCATTTAGAATTACTGGAGAATTTAGGGATTCTTTAAATCAAGTAGGTGTAGCTAAATCAGTCTTAATTTCTACTGGTTCTGGAGTTATTTGGTCAGATTATGTTCAAGGTGTTCAGGGTACTCAAGGTACTCAAGGTACTCAAGGATTGCAGGGAACTCAAGGTATTCAAGGACCTCAAGGAACCCAAGGTTCTCAAGGACTTCAAGGTACTCAAGGAGATCAAGGTATTCAAGGTACTCAAGGTCTTCAAGGAACACAAGGTTCTCAAGGACTTCAAGGTACTCAAGGAGATCAAGGTATTCAAGGATCCCAAGGTACTCAAGGACTTCAAGGTACTCAGGGTACTCAAGGTACTCAAAGTCTTCAAGGTTCACAAGGTACTCAAGGATCTCAAGGACTTCAGGGAACACAAGGTACTCAAGGTCTTCAAGGAACACAAGGTACTCAAAGTCTTCAGGGTACTCAAGGTACTCAAGGACTTCAGGGAACTCAAGGACTTCAGGGTACTCAGGGTACTCAAGGACTTCAGGGTACTCAAGGAACACAAGGTACTCAAGGACTCCAAGGTACTCAAGGTACTCAAGGTACTCAAGGTCTTCAGGGAACTCAAGGTACTCAAAGTCTTCAAGGTTCACAGGGAACTCAAGGTCTTCAGGGAACACAAGGTACTCAAAGTCTTCAGGGATCACAAGGTACTCAGGGTACTCAAGGACTTCAAGGTAATCAGGGAATTCAAGGTACTCAAAGTCTTCAAGGATCCCAAGGTACTCAAGGTCTTCAGGGAACACAAGGTACTCAAAGTCTTCAAGGATCACAAGGTACTCAGGGAACTCAAGGATCTAGTATTCAAGGATTAGTAGGAAAAGATGGTACATCAGTTACAATTGTTGGCAGTGTTCCCTCAGTTACAACATCTTCTCCTCATACTACATTAACGGTCAATGATACAATTTATCCTTGGTATCCAGCATCAGCGGGAAATGGTGTCTTGGCAGATGATAGTGGTCGTTTGTGGGTTTATAGTGGTACTAATTGGGTAGATGTTGGTCTTATTCGAGGACCTCAAGGATCCCAGGGTACTCAAGGACTTCAAGGTCTTCAGGGGGGAGGAGGTCAAGGACTTCAAGGAGATCAAGGAATTCAGGGAACTCAAGGTCTTCAAGGAAGACAAGGTACTCAAGGTTTTCAAGGACTTCAAGGTACTCAGGGAACACAAGGTCTACAAGGAACTCAAGGTACTCAAGGACTTCAAGGTACTCAAGGTACTCAAGGTCTTCAGGGAACTCAAGGTACTCAAAGTCTTCAAGGATCCCAAGGTACTCAAGGACTTCAGGGAAGACAAGGTACTCAAGGTCTTCAGGGAACTCAAGGTACTCAAAGTCTTCAAGGATCCCAGGGTACTCAAGGTCTTCAGGGAATTCAAGGCACTCAAAGTCTTCAAGGATCCCAAGGTACTCAAGGACTTCAAGGACTTCAAGGACTTCAAGGTGGCGGTCTTCAAGGTCTTCAAGGATCCCAAGGTACTCAAGGACTTCAGGGAATACAAGGATCCCAGGGTACTCAAAGTCTTCAAGGATCCCAAGGTACTCAAGGAACTCAAGGTCTTCAGGGAACTCAAGGTACTCAAAGTCTTCAAGGATCCCAAGGTTCACAAGGTGCTCAAGGTCTTCAGGGAACACAAGGTACTCAAAGTCTTCAAGGATCCCAAGGTACTCAAGGACTTCAAGGTACTCAAGGTCTTCAAGGAAGACAAGGTACTCAAGGTTTTCAAGGACTTCAAGGTACTCAAGGAACACAAGGTCTTCAGGGTACTCAGGGAACACAAGGTCTTCAGGGTACTCAAGGAACTCAAGGTCTTCAAGGAAGACAAGGTGCTCAAGGACTTCAGGGAATTCAAGGTACTCAAGGACTTCAAGGACTTCAAGGTGGCGGTCTTCAAGGTCTTCAAGGTACTCAAGGTACTCAAGGACTTCAAGGACTTCAAGGAATTCAAGGTGGTGGACTTCAAGGATCTCAAGGTACTCAAGGACTTCAAGGTTTACAGGGTGGTGGCCTTCAAGGACTTCAAGGAGATCAAGGAATTCAGGGAACTCAAGGTCTTCAGGGAACTCAAGGTCTTCAAGGAACTCAAGGTACTCAAGGAAGACAAGGACTTCAAGGAAGACAAGGTACTCAAGGTACTCAAAGTCTTCAAGGATCCCAAGGTACTCAAGGATTGCAGGGTAATCAAGGTTCTCAAGGTACACAAGGACTTCAAGGACTTCAAGGTGGTCCAGGTCAAGGACTTCAAGGAGATCAAGGAATTCAGGGAACTCAAAGTCTTCAAGGATCCCAGGGTACTCAAGGACTTCAAGGTCTTCAGGGAAGACAAGGTACTCAAGGTCTTCAGGGAACACAAGGTACTCAAGGTCTTCAAGGACTTCAAGGTGGCGGTCTTCAAGGACTTCAAGGTACTCAAGGTACTCAAGGACTTCAAGGTCTTCAGGGGGGAGGAGGTCAAGGACTTCAAGGAGATCAAGGAATTCAGGGAACTCAAGGTCTTCAGGGAACTCAAGGTACTCAAAGTCTTCAAGGATCCCAGGGTACTCAAGGTCTTCAGGGAAGACAAGGTACTCAAGGACTTCAGGGAACTCAAGGTACTCAAAGTCTTCAAGGATCCCAAGGTTCACAAGGACTTCAAGGTCTTCAGGGAACTCAGGGTATTCAAGGTACTCAAAGTCTTCAAGGATCCCAAGGTTCACAAGGTTTTCAAGGACTTCAGGGAGCTCAAGGTACTCAAAGTCTTCAAGGATCCCAGGGTACTCAAGGTCTTCAAGGTACTCAAGGCACTCAAGGTCTTCAGGGAACACAAGGTACTCAAAGTCTTCAAGGATCCCAGGGTACTCAAGGACTTCAAGGTACTCAAGG